GAAAGACCAGTCTGCGCTGGACTTGCTCAAGGCCCAGTACATGCAGACGGTCATGATGGTGACCGGGGTGGTTCCCGGCCAAGAGGAGGACAGTGGAGTAACGTCCGCTGGTGGCCCTGACGTAAACCAGGCTGGAGGGGCCGAAGCACCGATCCAGCCGCTTCAGGTAGACCCGGAGCAAAAGCAGATGATGGCGGAATTGGTGACCAAGGCTTACGGCACGAAGGAACCGCAGCGCCGTAACCCTGACTCGGACAACGATTAGTGGAGGATTCGAGGAATGACAATCATTGATCCGGCGCAGGCGAAGGCGCCCGAGGAGAAGAAGCCCGACGAGGGGCCGCCGGGGATTCCCGTCCCGGTAGAGACGCCCCCGCCGTCGGAGGGCAGTGGTCAGACTGGTGCCGCCGGTAAGCCGGACAACAACCACGCACCGGCCAAGACCTTCACGGCCGAGGACATCGAGGCCGCCCGCAAGCAGGAGAAGGACAAGCTGTACAAGGGGATCGAGGATCTCAAGGGGCAGCTTGCCAACCTCACCAAGGAGCGGGAGGACCGGGAGAAGGCGGCCAAGGACGCTGAGAAGCAGGCAGCGGCCGAGGCCAAGGCCAAGGCCGACGAAGAGAAGTCAGCTAAGGAACTGCTGGCTGAGAAGGAGCAGGAGTGGGAGTCGAAGTTCAAGGGGCTCCAGACGCAGCGTGAGCGTGACCAGGCCATCCTTGAGCAGGAGCGCCGCTTCTCCGCTCTGTCCGACTACCGGGCGGGCCGGGTGCAGGCGGTCACCGAGGAGATCATGCCGGAGCTTCTGGACTTCATCGGTGGCAACACCGAGGAGGAGATTGAGGCCAGTATCACCCGGCTGATCGAGAAGACCAACCAGATCAGCAGCAATGTCCAGCAGGCACAGCAGCAGTACCGTCAGCAGATGCCCGGGACGAAGGTGACGCAGCCTCCGGTCGGGCCGGTCGAGCAGCAGCAGAGCTACGAGACGTTGAGCGCCGACGATATTCGGAACATGGACATGGAGACATACAAGAAGCGGCGTGATTCTCTGCTCGGAGCGGCGGCCCAGAACCGCAACAAGGGTCTGTTCGGCTAACGCAGTAGCACTCCCCGGTCAACAACCTGGCGCATGAATTCGGTCTCCACTCGGGTTACGCAGGTACCCAAGCCCGTCCTGGGCGAGACGACTAGGAGGCTTCATGCCCAGCGCAATTACGGGTACTCCGTACCTGTCGGCCAGCCCGACCGGGTATACGGGTGCCAACAACCAGCTTTCGGCTGCGATCCAGACGATCTGGTCGAAGGAGATCCTGTTCCAGGCAATGCCGATTCTGCGCTTCGAGCAGTTCGCTGTGAAGAAGACCGAACTCGGCGTGCAGCCTGGCCTGACCATCAACTTCATGCGGTACAACAACCTGGGTGACGCTGCTCAGCTTGTTGAAGGTGTCCGCATGCAGACCAACGCCCTGTCGGCCAGCCAGTTCTCCATCACCGTGGCGGAGCACGGCTACGCCGTTGCAGTGTCGGAGCTTCTGCTGAATGCGTCCTTCGATGACGTGATGGCTTCGGCCTCTCGTCTCCTGGGGCGCAATATGGCTTTGTACCTTGACGCCAGCGCCCGGGACACGCTCCTGGCCGCTCCCAGCGTCATCTACGGGTACACGGCTCCGACGGGCGCCATCACCCCGATCAGCCCCTACGACCCCGGCACGGTGGCCACCAGCCGGGCCACGATGACGGGTGCGTACTACTTCCCCGTCTCTGCGACGAAGGACGCCGTCGAGACGCTGGCGACCAAGAACGTGCCTCGCCTGGGTGAGACGTACGTCGCCTTCATCCACCCTCACCAGTCACGGCGGCTCCGTGACAACCCCGAGTTCATCGAGGTCACGAAGTACGCCGCTCCCGGCAACTTCATGCTCGGTGAGATCGGGCGGCTCAACGACGTTGTCTATATCGAAACCACCCAGGTCAAGAAGGTCACGACCGGTGCAGGTACTGGTTACACCGTTGACACTGCTGGCGTCGGTAACGGCAACGCCGACCGCTACACCGCAATCATGATGGGCGATAACGCATTCGGCCACGCTATTTCTCTGCCGGTCGAACTGCGTGACGGCGGCATCCTCGACTTCGGTCGTGAGCACGCTCTGGCCTGGTACGCCATCTGGGGCCTCGGCCTCATCACGCCCCAGGCAATCGTCCTGATCGAGACCAACTGACGGGGAGGTAGGGCAGTGGCAACCCTTCAGCCCGGCCAGGTCACCGTTGCTGGGGCCGCTGGCCCCACCGGGGGCACGGCCGCCGTAGACGCCAACGGATGGATGACCCACCCGGACAACAAGTACCGGAAGAAGACCAACGGTGCAGCCGCTGGAGCGGCTGGGGTTGAGACCCCGTTCACCGTGCTGGGCGGCACCATCGCCGACCAGATCACCAGGGCCGTTATCGACACCCGCAACCAGACCAACGTGGGTGTGGCCAGCGGTCCGGACACCGAGGCACCTCGGACATACGAAACGCCGTAACGGGCACCACCCGGAGAACGAATTGGAGGCATGAATGGCAGCACCCAACCAGCGCAGGCGCAGCCCGACCGATGTGACCGGTGCAAAGAGGGACCAGTTACAGAAGGAGCACGCCGAGGAGCTTGCTCGGCGCCAGGCCGAACTCACCATGGAGCAGACGGTGGCGGCGCAATCCACGGAAGTGGAGGACGCCACTGCAGCCTTCGGTGAAAGCGACCCTGCCGCCGTGCTCACCATGGACGTGGACGAAGGCGCCGACGACGAGCCCCAGGAGTGGACAACGGTGGGCGCCGCCCCGGTGCAGGACATCTCCAACGGTGAGGGCACCACGACCGTGATTCGGACCAACATGACGCTGGAGGACGTGACTATCGGAGCCGGGACCAACTTCACCTTCATCGAGATGCAGCGGTACCGGGTACCGATCCACGTCGCAAACCATCTGGAGGAGAAGGGGTACATCTACCACTGAGGAAAGGGCTGCCGTGATGTTGGGTAGGGTCAAGTCATGTCGCTAGCCAGCATCACGGCCAAGGCCCGGATGGTCCCGAGGGACTTCGGTGAGACCTTCACCGCCAGCTATGTCGGTGACGGCACCACCAGGGTCTACGACCTGCCTCGGGACAGCGTGGACGGTGTCACCTTCTCGGCCAAGATCGGGGCCACAGCGCTCACCCCGGGTGCGCTGGGTTCACTCACGACCAACCAGTACTACCTGGACGAACGGCTGGGCCAGATCACGTTGTGGCAGGCTCTGGCCTCGGCCGCCGTCCTCTCCGTGGCCGGGACGGCCTATGTCGTCCTCTTGCCCACCGACATGGGCTCGTATGTCCAGACCGCCTTCGACCTCCACACCCACGGCGTGGTACCGGCGCCGACTCCCGACACCCTGGGGCCGGTCGAGGAGTACCTCGTTGCCATGCTGGCGGCTCTGGAGATGCTCTGGGCACTGGCGGCCGAGGCGTCCATGGAAATCGACGTGCTGACCCCTGAGGGGGTTCAGATCCCACGCTCGCAGCGCTTCGCCCAGATCATGGCGCTGATCCAGCAGATTGAGCGCCACTACAAGGAGCTTGCCTCCGCCTTCAACGTCGGCCCCTGGCGGATCGTGGTGCTCAACCTGCGCCGGGTGAGCCGCACCACGAATAGGCTCGTCCCGGTCTACGTCGAGCAGGAGTTTGATGACCGGACCTACCCGCCGACCAGGGTGCTCCCGCCCATCGACAGCGGCCTGCTCTGATGGCTCGGCAGCAGGCGTTCGATGAGGGCTCGGGGAAGCTGCCAGAGTTCCAGTTCAAGCACGACTGGGAGACCATCGAGCCACACCTCAACGGCGAGCCGGACGAGCACGCCTTTGGCTTCGGCCACCTGGCAGCGGGTGGGGACGAGAGGAAGTCCGAGAGCATCGACCCCTGGGGCATGAAGTTCGCCGCCGCCAGGGTTGGGCTCCACCATCTCCCCGACACCACGGTGCGCCATGGCGACCGGGTGCGCTCGGCGATGGAGGGCTACCGGGACAACCCTGAGGGGATGCCGCCGGTCACGCTCGTCCACACCGGGGAGGCCCTGGAGGTGGAGGATGGCCACCACCGCATCGCCGCCGCCCGGCGCCTGGGCATGAAGAAGATCCCGGCCATCATTGCGGACGGGAGGGGCTACTGATGGGCTACAGCGTCCGGGACCACCTCCGGCACACCAACCGTCTGGTGACCGGCTACCAGCGCTACACCGGCACCACGGTCCTGTGGTGGGAGTGGGACCAGGCCGACACCACCGTGGACACCCTCTACGACGAGGGGAGCGCCACCGGCCACCGCCGCTGGTACCCGCCTAAGAAGATCCCGGTCTACTCCCTGATCCGGACCGACCGTACGGAACGCCCCGGGTCGGAGGGCTTCTACGATGCCGCCTCGGTCCATGTCTCGGCGCTGTTGGATCAGCTACGGAAGGCCGGGCTCACGAACCCTGCCGACTCCCAGAAGCACCTGTTCGACCGGTTCCTCTACGCCGGGATGATCTTCGAGATCCGCACCTACCAGATCCACGGCCGCCTGCAGAGCTACGAGACCGATGTGGGCATTGACGCCACCCAGGTCAACCCCGAGGAATTGATCAACGACCCTGACTTCGGGGCTTACCTGTCCTGAGCCTTCTCGGGTGGTAGCTTCGGAATTGCGAAGTACCAACGCCCAGACCCCCGGAGGAGGCCGCTCGGCCTTGGTGACGCATGCCTGACTTCATCAAGCTCAAGAGCGACGGTGGCAATGCGAAGGCCGCCAAGCAGTGGCAGTCCTTCGCCACCGAGGCCCCCGGGTTCTTTCTGGACGCTTCCGAGGACACCGCTCAGTTCCTCCTCCTGGCGCTGCGGGATGCAGTGGCCACGGCGAGCCCCGCCTGGCAGAGGGCCATGGCCGAGGCGCACGTCGTGGTGGGTGACCATGGTGTCGGCATCGCTTTCCCGGGCGAGGCGCACGACCTGGAGTTCGGTAACCCCGAGGAGCGCCGCTCGCCCCACCCGATCATCCGGCGCACCATCAACCATGAGCAGCGCAAGGTGGCGGGCCGCTTCAACAACCTCTTGCACGAACGGCTGGGGATCTGATGCCGACGACGTTGGGCCACGGCTGGCTCATCGCCGAGGACGAGGCCATGAAGCTCTACATGCAGGGCATGGCCGTGACCGACTCCACGTCCCCGGTGGGCGGGCGCCCGGTGCCGGTGTGGTTCCGGCTGCCGGAGGCGGAGGAGCGCCAGCGGGCCTACCCCTACTTGACCATCGACATGATCGACATCGTGGAGGCCAACGGGCGGGCCATGGTCAATCCGCTGAACGTGAGCAAGATGACCTACGCCCCGCCGGAGCCCATTGCGGCGGCGGTGGTGGGCAAGAGCCTGGTTGCCGACCGGCCGGTGCCGGTCGATCTCCACTACCAGATCACCGCCGTGAGCCGGAGCGCCCGGCACGACCGGCAGCTTCAGTCCAAGCTCTGGCACAAGTTCCCCGGTAAGTGGGGGGCGCTCTATGTGCCCAACGATGAGACCGCCCGCACCATGCAACTCCTCGGCCGGGCTTCGGCCCACGACGTGGACGAGTACGGCAAGCGAAGCTTCCGCACCAACTACACGGTGTCGGTGGCCTCCGAATTGTGGGCGAGCGTCATCAAGCAGATCGTCAACCTCACGGAGATCAACATCGGAATCGGGGTCATTAGCGGTACGTCCCTGAAGGGCATTCATTTGAACTGCAACGCAGAGCGATGACTCGGCATCTTCCCGTCTACTAGCAGGAGGAAGCGATGCCGTCCTACAAGCGGCCAGGCGTTTACGCCGAGGAAGTTCTCAACCTGTCCCAGGCTCTCACCGCACCAGGGATGAGTGCCGCAGCCTTCATCGGCGCCAACAACCGTGGCCCCGTCGTTCCGACTCTGATCCAGTCGTGGAGTGAGTACCTCGCCCAGTTCGGTGGCTTCGGTGCCGGGGCGCCCGCTCTGCCCTACGCCGTTCACCAGTACTTCTCCAACGGTGGGCGGGTGGCCTGGGTGTCCAGGGTGGTAGGCCCCGCCGCTGGTACCTCGACCAGAATCCTGAAGGACACCACGACCACGGTGAACACCCTCACGATTGATGCCATCAACCCTGGTATCTGGGGGCAGGGCATCTACGTCGAGACAACGGCAGGTGCCACCGGCCGGTTCAACCTCACGGTCTATTACGGCGGCAACACCGCTGACAAGATCGTGGAGCGCTGGACCGACCTCTCCATGGACAACGCCGACCCCCGGTACGCCGTTGCCCTGATCAACTCCATCGCCTCGGGCTCGCTTTACATCAAGGCCACGGACATGAACTCGATCACGGCGCCGCCAGGCGACAATCCGGCTGTGGTGTCTCCGACTGCGCTCACCGGCCCGGCCAGCGACCCTGCCGTCACCGGCACGGAATTGGCGGCGGCCATCGCTCTGCTGGACACCGTCGAGGGGCCGCTGACCATCAACATGCCCGGCGTGACCACGCTCACCGGGGCCGACAACATGGCCGTGCTGACCGGCACGCTGCTTCCCTACTGCTCGGGCCGGGGTGACTGCTTCGCCGTTGTCGATCCCGACCAGAACCTCACCCCGGCGCAGGCCGCCACGGCGGCGGGCTCGCTCAACTCCGCCTATGCAGCGCTCTACTACCCCTGGATCTATGTGGCCGACCCGGGTTCCAGCGCTCCGGGGGCCATGCGGAAGATCGCTCCCGGGGGCTCGGTGGCCGGGCAGTTCTCCCGCACCGACACCCTGCGGGGTATCCACAAGGCTCCGGCCGGGATGGACACTCGTCTGGCTGGCGTCGTGGGGGTCGAGACCAAGCTCACCAACACCAACCTGGACGACCTGAACACCGGGCTGGTCAACGCCATCCGCCAGATCCCCGGTGCGGGCATCGTCATCATGGGCGCCAGGACGCTGCGGAACACGGCGGCCGACCGCTACGTCCCGACCCGGCGCACGCTGAACTACATCCGCAAGGCTCTGCTCGACGGCACCCGGTGGGCGGTCTTCGAGCCCAACGACAGCACGCTGTGGGGTGGGCTCTCCACCAACATCCAGGCGTTCCTGCTGTCCATGTGGCAGCGGAAGGCCCTCCGGGGAGGGAGCGCTGCAGAGGCGTTCTACGTCAAGTGCGACGCCAGCAACAACACCGAGCAGTCGATCCAGTCTGGTCAAGTGAACATCGAGGTAGGTGTTGCTCTGCAATACCCTGCGGAGTTCGTCGTCATTCGTATCGGACAATGGCAAGGCGGCTCCACGGCCGTCGTGACGGTGTAAGGAGGATTTATGCCTGGGGTCACCCTTGCCGACTCCAAGTCGAGCATCCAGACCGACCCGATCAGGAATTTCAAATTCCAGGTCAACATCGCCCACAACGGCATCGAGGACATGATTCGGCTTGGCTTCATGTCCTGCTCGGGGCTGGCCGCCAACACCGACATGATTCCGTACCGGGAGGGGGGCAACAACACCACCACCCGGAAGATGCCCGGTCAGACCAACTTCGGCCCGATCACCTTGAGCCGTGGCCTGGTCATGGGCACCCGGCAGATGTGGAGGTGGTTCT